CGTCAGCGGGGAGCAAGCCCCTGGGCACCGAGAAATCGGCAGCCAAAACAATATGCCCACCAGCTGTGGACGAAGCTGGCGGACCCCTAGAGGTTAGGGGAATTAGTCCCACGGGTCTGCGTAAAGCAGGCGCGACCCGCGGCAAGCCTACTGCTAGCACTGCAGCGCCCGATGGGGCTGGCAGTGTGATTCCGGGGGCGCGGCCCCACAAAGGCGGAAAATTTTCCGCCTCATTACCTACCGGTGGGAAGAAACCGAAGATTTCACGTCCGCATGTCAAAGCAGGTGCAAAGAACCAGCGATTGATGTCACATGAAATGTCCGACTTGCAGGCCCGTTATTCGGGAGCTTTGGACGCATTGAGAGAGATTGCCGATGATAAAGGCATCTGTTACAATTTCGCAAAGGATGGTGTGTGTAAGTACGGTGACAAATGCCGATACATTCACACTATGGACCCCAACACTAATGCCCAGGTAGAAGTAGAGCCTTCTGTGAGGAAAAGTGGAGGAGCCTGTAGAGAGTTCCAGGAACGTGGAACGTGTAAGTTCGGAGACAAATGCCGCTACACCCACCCAATTAAAGTTGACGGGAAACCAGAAACCAAAAGCGAAAAATCCACAAAATCAGAGGAGAACAAACCAGTTCAACTTGAGACAAAATTATGGGATGATGTGACGCGTGTCACGAGTAAACCATTGTCTATAGTCTGGAAAGATTCCGAAGATTCCTGTGCTTGTACGAGTGCACGTTGGGTTGTCTTGGCCCTTGCGTGTGTTCTCTTGACATTTATGATGTCAGTTATCATCTATTCGTTCTATGTAGGCCCTAATGAAATGCAGTGCCTTATTTGTTCCCAGACCCTGGAGGGATGTCCAGAAGGGTTTGAGGACTGGCGATGGAACGTTGAAAATGATTTAACCCGCGCGAGGGATAATATGTACCGCGCGCTGCCATCTTTCCCATCTGAAATGCCCAAGTATGAGTTTCCATCTCCTCGGGTAATATATGATGTGTGCACTCATTTTTCGGTGGAAGATGAGCGCGATAAAATTCTCACTGCAATGGAGGATCTTTTTCCTTGGCTCTTGAGGTTGGGTGCAATATGGCTACTGCTGCGTATGTTCGCGGTTGTTAAGCTTGTGCGTCATGAATACAACCAGAAAGGGCAATATAAGAAAAACTTAACACCCACGGTTGAGCATGATGTCCGAGCGGACATGTTAGCTCGAGGGAAGCTCTTACACACTGACCCATTGTTAGCCAAAGTCCGGTATATTAAACGAACGAGGCTGATCTTGAGGGTAGACCTCTATTTTGTGATCTTTCCGATAACGTTTTGGTGGTGGGATTCAAAAACCACCAATATCGTGATCTCAACCGAGCTTTTGGCACAACTTAATGTCTTCAGCAACACTATGCCTAATATAGACCCCAAAATGGCGTCGGATCGCATGGCCTATGCCGCACGTAATTCCTGCACTGTCAATGTCGACCGCTTTGACTTTGTTGAGAATCAAAATGTTGTTGCCAATACCGTCTTTGTAGCGTATGCCATTTATATGCGCACTCGCGAACAGACGAAGAAGCTCCCTTTCTTCAGGGAGCCTGCCAAGACACAGTAGTATCCTATGGATATCGTGTCGGGGAGGTACCATTACCAAAAATTGACCCATTGAAGCCAGGAGTCAGTTTTTCGACCTTTAAGGAGATTAGTCTCCCAGATAGGCCGGTGATGCGTGCTAGCTTAGGACCCCACCTTAATGGTGCGGCCAGGCCAGTCCCCGACACAAATGATCCAGCGGGTATGAAGGCGGGCTCCGCGAAGAGATTTTGCTTTAATCCACCACGGGCAGATCCCGAATTGATGGCTGAGTTCAGAGGCTTTGTTAAACAATGGTTAATTGAGAACCTTGTGCCTCTGGATGCTAATTCCGATACGTCGGTTACAGCATGGCTAGATAAGACGGACTATACACAAGCACGGAAAGAGGAACTCCTCCGGAAGTGGGATGCCAATCCCGATATGAGCTTGCTCAAGAATCGTTGTGTTAAAATGTTCCTAAAAGATGAAAACTATCCAGAATATAAGTATCCACGTGGCATAAATTCCCGCGTGGATGAGTTTAAGGTGGCAACGGGACCCATTTTCAAGTTGATCGAAAAAGAGCTTTTCGCACTTGAGTGGTTTATTAAAAAGATCCCAGTCGCCGATAGACCTGCCTATATAATGTCTCGTTTGGGGCATGGCAACTCGTTCATGGCAACGGATTATTCGTCTTTCGAAGCGCTTTTTGTTAAGGACTTAATGATGTCCTGTGAATTTCAGTTGTATGAGTATATGACCACCGAGCTCCCAGGGGGTAAGGAATGGTTGAAGCTCATAACTGAAGTGATAGCAGGTAACAATGTTCTATACAATAAATATTTCAAGACATTCATTGAGGCCACTAGAATGTCGGGGGAAATGAACACAAGTTTAGGGAATTCGTTTTCGAACCTGATGTTCATGTTGTTTCTCGCGAAACGACGTGGCTCGACCTCGGTAGCAGGTGTGGTAGAAGGAGACGACGGTCTGTTTAGTATGACAGGCGGTTTCCCCACAACCGAAGACTTCCGTGCGTTGGGCTTAGTCATTAAGATCGAGATCCATTCTGAGATTTCCACCGCATCCTTCTGTGGTTTGATTTTCGACGTAGTAGATCGAGTCAATATCACAGACCCAATTAAAGTACTCCAAACATTTGGCTGGACAACACGGGCTTATGCCGGGTCCTGCCAGAGGAGGAAATTGGAATTATTGAAATGTAAAGCACTGTCGGTCATCAACCAGTATAATGGTGCACCAATACTCATGTCACTAGCTCGGTACGCCTTGCGACTGACTGAGGGCGTACGTGCAAAACCAGGACAGGTTGGTGTCTGGGAACGCCAGGAGCTGAGAGAAGCACTGGCTTACAAGGGGCCTATTCGAGAGGTCCCATATAACACTCGTCAGTTAGTCGAGAATAAGTTTGGCATCACCATTGAGCACCAAATTGCTTTGGAGAAGTATTTGGATGAACTCACAGGTGCCGGTCCTTTGGACCATGACCTAATACTTATGTACAGTGGTTTTGATGCGCAGCATTATTACCACAATTATGTGCGTAAAGTTCAAATGAAGTCTAGACTTGTTCACGAACCAGCTTTCGGGTCAAACTCAACAGCACTACGAGATGTTAAAATCTTGTAGGAGGGGATAATATCGTCGTCATCGACGTGTGGAGTTGAGTCCACACGAAGTGAGGCGCGAAACTTAT